CCGATATCAGCATGGACGCGCCTGATAACGACGTGTCTACCTGCTCCATCTCCCTGACCATCGACGGCGAGTGGACGCCGATCGGAACGTGAGCGCGGGCGCACGCGGGGAAGCCTACCTAGTCGTGGACGGCGACCAGCGCCCGATCCTGTTCACCAATCGTGCGCTGGCCGATGCTGAGCGGCTCACTGGCAAAACGGTGCTTCAACTCATGCGCGGAGTCCAGAATAACGAGATCTCCATGTCCGATGTGGTACAGATATTACTCGTGGGCATGGAGCACGCCCGGCGTGAGACGCGCACGGGTGGGCCAGCATACTCTATCCGCGATGCGTGGGCGGTGATGGACGCCTGCGGATTCGGCACGGTGACGGCTAGGGTGATGGAGGCGGTCAGCGCGGTGATGGCCTATGAGGGAGGCAAGGCAGCGGATGAAAGCCCCCCGCTTGGGACTGGGAGCGTTTCCTAGCCGACGCACTCAAGTACGGGATCTCGGTCGATGCGTTCTGGGCCATGACCCCGAAAGAGACGGCATTGGCTTTCGCCGGGGCGCAGTGGCGACGGGAGCAGGAGCGCGAGGCCAACGCCTGGCTGGCCTGGCACATGGCCGCGTTGGGTCGCGTCAAGCGGCTGCCCCCGCTCAAGCGCTTCATCCGCCCGGTGCGCGGTGAAGTGGTGCCGGAGGAGTTGGACAAGAAAAAGCGTGAGTTCGAGCGCATGAAGGAGCAGAGTGACCGACGGCGGCGAGGAACTCGGAAAAGCACAGATACCGATCCGGGCGACGCTGGACAAGTTGGACGGCGACCTGGCTGAGGTCCGCAAGAAGGTCGAGAGTAGCCTCGGCGGGACGCTGGCGTCTATCGGCAATAAAGTGGCCGACATTGGCAAGGCGGTTGTCATCGGCGGCGCGGTGGCCGCGGCGGCGGCTGTGGCCGGCATCGGCGTCGCAGCATTCAATGCCGGGATGCAGTTGGATGACGCCTACGACAAGATCGCCGTGGGCACCGGGGCCACGGGCGAGGTGTTGGCCGGGCTACAAGACGATTTCAAGGCCGTGTTCAAGACTGTGCCCGCCGACGCCGACACCGTCTCTGGGGCCATCACCGAGCTCAATTCGCGTCTGGGAGCCACGGGCCAGCCGCTTCAGGACATGGCAAAAGGACTGACGCTCTCGGCCAAGTTGATGGGGGGAGACGCAACAGCGAATGCCGCACAACTGGCCAAGATGATGGGATCCTGGGGGCTCTCCAATGAGGAAGGCGCGGCTACCCTGGACAAGCTCTTTGTGGCTACCCAGAAGTCAGGCATCAGCCTGGAGCAACTGACTGGCAGCGTTCAGACGTACGGCCCGGCGCTGAGGGCGATGGGCTTCGGCCTCGATGAATCCATTGCCCTGATGTCCAACTTCGAGAAGGCGGGTATCGAGTCGGGTCAGGTGATGGCCGGGATGAAGCTGGCCGCAGGCAAGTTTGCCAAGTCGGGCGTGGACATCAAGACCGGGTTCACGGCAGCCATCGAGAGCATCAAGAACGCCAAGACCGACACGGCTGCGCTCAGTGAGGGCATGGCGCTCTTTGGGGCGCGGGCTGCGCCGGCGATGGTGGACGCTATCCGCTCTGGGAAGTTCTCGCTGGATGATATGGTGGAGGCCCTCCAAGGGGCAGAGGGGGCCATTCAAAACACTGCCGACGCCACCGAGGACTGGCCGGAGAAGTGGGCGAAACTCAAGAACGTGGCCACGGTAGCCCTGGCCCCCATCGGCACGGCCCTGATGGACATCGCTGGAAAGATCTTGGACAAGGCCGGGCCGGCGCTGGAAACGCTGGCGGGCATCATCGAGCGCGACGTGGTGCCGTTTATAGAGAACGTGGTCTTGGCCATCGAAACGATGGTCGCCGGGGATTGGGACGCGCCGTGGGATGAGCTGTTCCCGCCGTGGCTTGCAGACACCATCAAGACCGTCATCTCCACGGTACAGACCCTCATCCCCGCCTTTCAGGAGGCGTTTGCCTTCATCTCTGCCAATGCCACACCGATCCTGGCTGGCCTGGCGGCGGTGCTGCTGACCGTGCTGGTGCCGGCCTTCTGGGCCTGGGCGACAGCCGCGGCGGCAACGGCCATTGCCAACCTGCCGTTGATCGCCCTGGTCGTGGCCATCGGCGCGGCGGTGGCGCTGCTGACGGCTGCCTGGATCAACGACTGGGGCGGAATCCGCACCACACTGACCGAGTTCTGGACCAACACGGCGCAACCCATCTTCGCGGCGGTTGTGGGCTGGCTACAGGTCAACATCCCTGCGGCCATCACCACGGTAAGCGGCTTCTGGACAGGGGTGCTGGTCCCTGCGTTTCAGGCCGTCAGTGGTTTCATCAGCGGCACGCTGATCCCGATCTTCAACACCGTCGCCGGCTGGCTGTCCGAGAAGATCCCCGCGGCGACCGCGGCTACCTCCAGTTTCTGGTCGAATACCCTTCTTCCAGCGATTCGCTCCATCTGGGACTTTATAAATGGCAGCATCCTGCCGATCTTCGGAACAGTGGCGGACTGGCTGAAGACCAACATCCCGGCAGCGACAAAGACGCTGAGCGGCGTGTGGGAGAATACCTTGCTCCCGGCGATCCGCGCCGTGTGGGATTTCCTCGACCAGTACATCATCCCGATCTTCAGGATGGTGGTGGACATCAACATTGCCCTGATGAACCTGGCCCTGCAAGCGCTGGCCGGGTTCTGGGAGAACACCCTACTCCCGGCACTGACAACAGTCTGGCAGTTCATTCAGGATAACGTGATCCCGATCTTCGAGGCGCTGACGACGGATGGACTGGACGCGACGAAGGCGGCCTCATCGGCGCTATCCGGTCTGTGGACGGGTACGCTCCAACCGGCGCTACAAAAGGTCAGTGATTTTCTGAAGGCAACGGTGCTGCCGATCTTCGAGGATGTGAAGAACTTCATCAGCGACAACTTCGGCCCGGCGGTACAGTGGCTGGCGGATACCATCTTCCTCGGTCTCAAGCTCGCCATCGAGGGCGTCAAGGGCGTACTGACCTGGTTCCACGACAAACTCAAGGCGCTCAAGGACCTGATCGCCTCGATCAAACTACCGGACTGGATGGACCCCGGCAGCCCGACGCCCCTCGAGCTCGGGATCATCGGCATCAATGACGCCCTGCGGGTGATGAACCGGCTCTGGGGCGACATGGCCAGTCAGCCGATGATGCGCATGGGCGCGGTGATGCCCACGATGCCCGGCCAGCCGACGCTTGCGGGGCTGCCACTGGGCGAGCGGGTGACGGTAGAGGTCAACGGGAATGGGGGCGGGACGCCGGGGGCGGGGAATGTCTACAACATCTACCCGTCCTATCGTGAGTACGAGTCCGAGGGCAGCCTGGTGCAGACCGTGCGCATGTTGCAGATGGGGGAGGGCTGATGCCAGAGACCTATACGCTGATTGATCGGCAGACCTCGGCTCAGACGCCCATCGTGCTCCCCAACTGGCGACTCCAGACCGTGGATGGCCTGGGGATGCCTGATATTGTACACGTAGCCGAGGAGTACGTGGGCCAGGACGGGGAAGTCCATCTCTCGGCCAAACTGAAGAAGCGCTTCGTCAACCTCAAGTTTCAGTTGGTCTACGACACGGAAGCTGAGCTGTGGGATGCGCGCTATGCTCTGTTGGAGATCGTCAAGGTGATGCAGGCAGGATTCTATCTGCGCATCGCCGCGCCCAACGGCGACGTGAGGCAGCTTGACCTGCGCTATTCCGACAGCCTCGGTATGCTCCGTGATCTGGATCAAAACCTGGCCCAGCAGAAGGCGGTATTGCAGTGCGTGGCCCACGACCCCTTACTCTACGATCCGACGCCCATCTCTAGTCCACTCTTCGATCAGGGCGACATCGGGAATGACGTGGATGTGGCCAACCCCGGCTCCTGGCAGACATACCCGGTGATCGGCATTCACGGCCCGCTGGGCGATGTGCTGGTGGAGAACCGCACATCGGCGGAGACGATGGAGCTCGACCTGGGGACGTATGTGCTGAGCGCCGGTGATGAGGTGCTGATCAACCTTAATCCTGGGTACAAGACCATCGTCTCCACACTCAACGGCAATATCATCTCCTATCTGACCTCCGACAGCAACCTGGCCACCTGGCGATTGCTCACTGCGCCAGTGGCCCCGGCGGGGGTGAACACCATCCGCGTGAGTGGTACAGGTGATGGGGCCAACACGGCTTTCGTCCTGGACTACTATGCACGATACATAGGGATGTGATGTCATGGCTCCGACCTGGCAAATCTGGCTGAAGAATCAAGCGGGAACGCGGCTCGCATTGTTGGATTACTACCGGCGTTTCTCCATCGGGCGCAGCGTGAATGGCCTGGGGGCGTTCTCCCTTGAGTTATCAGGGCTGGATACTCATATCGCCTCCCTGGCCCTGGACGGGCAGCTCGAGTTCTACCGCGGCAATCCAGCAATGGTGATCGATCCGGCGCTAGAGTTCGAGGCGCTGATTCGCGACTGGGAGGAAGTTATAGACGCCGATGGGCGCTCGATCTACACCGTCAGCGGCTACGGCTATAACGAGTTGTTGAGGAGGCGGGTCATCGAGGCATACTCCGGATCGGCGGGCGCGGCGAAAGACGGCCCGGCGGAGACGGTGATCAAGGAGTTCGTCGAGCAGCAGTGCGGCGCGACGGCGGGGGCCAGGGCCATCTTCGGGCTGAGTGTAGAGCCTGACGTCGGGGGCGGTGGGCCAGTACGCATCTCGCGAGCCTATCGCAACGTGTACGAGGTCTGTCTGGAGATCGCGGCAGTCGGTGGGGGAGACTTTGCCGTCGTGGGCGATGGCCCGGCGACCTACGAGTTCCAGTGGCACGACGGCCAACTGGGGGCGGACCGATCGGATACCGTGGTCTTCGCCCTGGAATACGGCAACATGGGCACGCCGAAACTGGCGCACCGCCGTTCCAGCGAGATCACGGCGGTGCTGGTGGGCGGCCAGGGTGACGGCGCGGCGCGAGTTACTACCTGGCGGGTGGACTATGCCCGCGAGAGTCACAGCCCGATCAACTGGCGGGAGATGTTCATTGACCAGAGACAGGAGGCGGATGTCAATGGTCTGATCACTGCCGGGGATCGCGCGCTAACGGATGGGCGATGTCCCTACATCCTTTCATTCGACGTGCTGCAAGTGCCATCCTGCCTGTATGGCTATCATTACTTCCTGGGCGACCTGGTGACGGTACGGTTCAAGACCTATACCGCGGTGCAGCAGGTCAAGGCGGTGGAGTTCGTGGTGGACCCGACGGGTGAACAACTGAAGGTCACGCTATCCGAGCCGCCAGAGGAGTATGGCACGTGAGCGAGATCCTGGATCGCATCATGGGCCAGATCGCGGCCATTGCCCGGCGCGTGGCCCACCTGGAGACGCTGGAGGGCGGCGCAGCGGCTATCCCGGATAACGTCAAGCGGCATGAGATCGTCTTCTCCCAAGAGGACGACCTGACTACTGGCGACAAACCGCTGCGCATCTACCCGCCGACGGGCAACTGGACTATCGAGAAGGTGCGGGCGGCGGTAAACACGACGCCGGCCCAACAGGCGGTAGAGTGCGATGTGCAGTTGAATGGGGTGACGATCTTCACCGATCAGGCCAAGCGGCCATCCATTGCCGCGGGGGCTTACCTGGACGATTCCGACGCGCCAGACATCACGGCGATGGACGGCGACGATTATCTGCAATACGGCGTGGATCAGATCGGCATCGGCACGGCGGGCGCCGATCTGACCGTACACGTGATCTTTATAGCGGCATAGGAGGCTGTGAATGGCCGGCTCAAAGTCGGACTATCTGGAAAACAAACTGCTCGATCACATCTTGGGCGGCGTGTCTCATCCGTATGCGGCGCTCGCTCATGTGTACATCGCCCTGTATACCGTAGATCCATCTGACGCGGGCGGTGGCACGGAGGTGACGCAGGCGGGGGGGACGGACTATGCTCGGGTCGAAGTAGACAACGACCACGTGACCTGGCACGACTCAGTAGCAGGCTCCAAGCACAATGACATCGTGATCACCTTCCCGCTGGCGGGGGCAAACTGGGGCACGGTGACTGCGTTCGGGATCTTCGACTCAGCCATTGGCGGGGCGAACAACCTTCTCTACTGGGGAGAGTTGACCGTGGACAAAGCGATAGGGGCTGGCGACACCGCTGAGTTCGCCGCAGGCGATCTTGTCGTGACGGAGGACTGAGATGGCTGTTGAACAATTCTCCAACGCCCCACAGACCACGATAACCGAGGACCTGACCGACGTCGAAACGGACGTAGATGTCGCATCTGCCGCCGGGTTCCCTGCGGCGGCGCAGTACCGCATACTCATCGAAAGCGAGTTGATGCTGGTCACTGCCGGGGCTGGTACCACGACCTGGACGGTAACCCGCGGCGCGGAGGGAACGGCAAATGTAGCCCATAGCAGCGGCGCGACGGTAACGCACGTTCTTACCGCCGGGGCGATAGCCAAGATCCGAGAGGACTGGGGGCTGTTTCCAATAACCCCTCCTCCAGTTGTGGCAGGTTGGACATGGGTAAACCAGGGCAGCGCGACGATTACTCAGTCTGGCGGTAATCTGTGGATGTACTGTCCTGCCGAAGGGACGGACCACTTTCACCTATTAAAACGCGCAGCGCCGTCGACGCCTTACTCTGTCGTTCTCTGCGTGAAG